ATCGATCGTGTGTTCAACCTCGTCTGCAGCTGCGTTCATTTTGTCGGTTTGGAGTGGTTGACCAGCAAAGGCCGCAGCTCGCAAATCGTCGATAGACCAACCGAACGAGTGACCGATAGAAATTAGTTTACCAACAACTTCCGACTGAACCACATCAACCGGGGGTAGATCATCGGCGTAATCCGTAATCACACGAGCTTCGCCAACAGTCCGCAAGATTTGGTAGACGTGTGTTTTTGCACCGGACGGAACCTCGGTGTTCACCGGCAAAAACAGCATTGCTTTTGCTGGTGCTCTGTCTTCTTTCAACCGCTCGGTGAAAACGTATTTCAGTTGACGTTCGAGGAAGTAGCTGTCCCCAGCATCCGTACGGACTTTCAATCCCTCAGAATTGGGATCGAGCCCCCAAGTGTCTCGGATAACACGAGCGGCCATGTCCCACATACGGCCCCAAGCACCCTCCCCATCGAGTCGGATTGTCTCTTCGTTGAACCTGAATCCTTCAATCAACATGGTGTTCTTCCCTAGTACAGTTTTTCTACTACCGCCAAACCAGCACCGGAAGTAGAGCTTCGGTAAACGGCGCCTGGCATTTGAGCAGCATCGCCAGCAGCGTTATCGGATCTAAAAGCCCCCAATGTCCCGGATGCGAAGCGAACGAATACCGCTCCGCCATCTGTAACGGCATCTTCTACCGCTACCCATACACGTCCCTTGACGATACGAGTCAAAGGCTCTGACTCCTCGTAATCTGCCGACACCTCAGACTTGGCAACATCCAACATGCTGATACCTGCAGCACCTAGCGTGGTGATTCCGGCGGCGGTTGTTGGGAGCAAAACACCACGTTCAATGGTTGCCCCCACACTCGTAATCGCCCTTCCCGCGGGGATAGCCTCTTCGGCTATTCGAGTATCCTTGGCACTCGGATACGTTGGCCAAGACAAACCAGGCAGACCAGCGGGCGTGTCCGCAATTACTTCCGTTAACAGTGTCATTGTTTTTCTCCTCTAACCCCTAGCTGCTAGTGGTCTCTTGTAGGCTGGTGTTTGGGGTTTCTGTCCAGACGTCTGTTGGGACGATTGGCTTGGCGTGCTTCTCAGATCTCGAACCTTGTCTCTGCTGTCTGTCTTGATAGCAGGCTCGATTATCTCAAAAACTCCGGAGATATAATCGTCGCTTCTACCCTCCGGATCGAAGTCTTTTTTCACTGACTGGATTGCAGCAACTTTGACATCCCGATCCGACATGTCATCAATGCCGTCAATCTTGGTGAACTCCTGGGCTCGAGTCACAAGTGCTACTCGAGCCTTAACAAGCTTGGGAATGTTCGGTTTATCATCAAGCTTCTTTTCGAGTTCGGCAATCTTCGCGTCTTTCGCATCGAGCTTTTCTTTGAGTCCGTCGATCTCAGCATTTTTGGCGTCGATTCGTTCCGCTTGCTTTTTTTCGTTTTGCTCGAAAGCTTGTTTTGCGGCATCCGGATCTTTTGTGGTGTCATACTCGACACCGTCAACTCTGAACTTCATTCCTATTTCCTCAGTCTGTTGTTGTGGTGCTACGACACCAGAATCTTGAATAGCGGCATTTGAGTCTAGCCTCAAACACGAGTCTCGTCCAGCCCTTGCCCAACCTTGGGGACCTAGGGCGACATGATTGTAGCGTATCTCGCGCTGGATACAATCGTATCTCTCTCCTTCCGGAGTTTTCCCCGAAACCATTTCGGTTTTACATTGGTATCCGCAAGATGTCTCGCAAGCCTCACCGGCGTCTACTTTTTTAATTCCGGTTTTTGCGTTTATCTGCAAGTCTCCTACAACCCAATTCCCCTCTTGCTTAGGTTGTGAGACAACTGAACCGATCGAGACATCGCCCCAATTTTCAGGGTTCACCAGTGTAGGTGGGTGTAGGTCAGTAACCGGAGCATGTGCTAGCGATGCTAGGGAGTCTGCCGAAAATACCTCATCCGCGGGCCTATACTCGCGTTGTACGCTCCCGTCGGGCAGATGGTAGGTGAAGACTCCGGAACGAGTGACCGACGCAGGGACGACCACAGAACCGGCTGGCCCTTGCCGACTTTTCGCTAATCTACCAACGTCGAAACGTATCTGCCGATCAGATGCCATCTCTCTAGCCGTAGCAGCCTAACAGAGCTGCTCGCCAGCGAAATCGACCTAAAACGTTTCACGTGAAACCGGCCCACAAACGACAAAAACACCGAGCTGGCTAACCCCTAATCCGGAATAATCGCCAGCGCCACACACCTACACTGGTAATCTCCCCCAGGATGCTCTTGTCTGCCGTCATCCGACACTACCGGTGGCGTATCCCATCTCTGGATTGTACCGTCCAAGTCTTCGTGTGTTTCCCTAACGTCGCTATCACCAGCCGTAACCCACTCATACTCAACGATCCCCACAGACGTTTGTACCGCTTGACTGATTTGCCCATTGAGTTTGAGCGTCTGATCTCGTGCAATGAAGCGCGCTTTCGACTTTCGAACATTGAGCCTGTGTTCGATCTCTTCTGCTAGGTCTTCAACTCGCTGCCCAACCTTGCCGTCAATAAACTGACGTATCTGTGCAACTGTCTGACTCGTTTGACTCTTAATGAGTGTGGTATTGTTCTGGACGAAACCACGAATCAAAGGTTGGACAGCAGGATCGATCTCGACTTTAATCAACCGTTTCCATTGTCTCGTTTGACCCGCTAGTAGCTCTTTTGCCGTTTGCTCCGAAGCTCGTTCAATGGTCGGTGCTTTCACCAATTCGGCTATGCGCAACTCAATCAAGTCCAGTGTCCGCTGTATGTATGGTGTTACTGCGTCCTGCCTGACCTCTTCTTGCTCCAATGCGGAAAGCAACAAGTCTAGTATAATCTTGTTGATCTTATCGACAAATGCCAGCAGCACGAGCGATTGCCGAGCAATGATAAGCTTCGGTTCTTTCGGAACAAGAGCAAGCTTTCGGCCCTTGCTCTTGGCATTGCGATACCTGCGCTTTACCTCGGACGGGAATTCATCCATGTGTGTTCACCGTAACGCCTCAAAAGCCTGCCGCGTATGAATTCATGGATACTACTCATCTGACTCACCCGACTCCGATTCGTAAGCCTTTTGCACCATCGCCCTTTGCTTATCCTTGAAAGCGATAACGGCTAGGTGGCCATCACCAGGATCCTGGCCAGGTTTACTACCCCAAGGTGGATGTGGTACTGGAAGCGACGCTCGCACCTCATTGAGTGACAAAACTTCACTCGTGGTTGTAGCAGTCAATGCTACAGTACCAACCGGCTCTTCTCCAGTTGCAGGTTCGTCCGTCGTTTCGTCCGTCGTTTCGTCCGTCGTTTCCGTTTCAAGCTCCTGAGTCAGTTCATCATCCAACACAATCTCATCGTCCCAACTGTTGTCACCGTATCGGCTATTTCGAATCTCGGTTGCTGCAACAACCCCGATACCATGATGTATCTCATCTGTCTCAGCTATGATCTTCCTTGTCTCCGCTTGCTCCTTTGGTGGAGCGGACCACAGAGAATTGAATTCAATCTTGAAATCTGGCTCTAACCCTAGGCTTTGTGCAGCCAGCGTATAGAAGTTTTCAAGTACTGGGAGTATTGTGTTTTTCTGATCTGTGTGTAGCGAATCATAATAGTTACGTAAGTCACTCTCACCTGTCGCGTTCTCCCCCGCAGGCGATCGACCGAATAACCGTGTAACTGGTATGTCAGCAACGGCTGACAACCGCATCATAAACAGCTGCAGAATTTGAGCGACACCTTGGAAATTTAATGTGTCTCTCTTGTAACTTTCTCCGTCAGCGTCAATTAGAATATCCCGAGCTACGCTACGGTTTGTTGCTACGATATTCATCCTGGTCCTAAACTGGTCCTCCCCTCCACCAGCTAGAATGCCCATTAGATCCTTAATGCCGAAAATCCCCTCAGAAGCTGATACCATCATATGTGCGGCTGATTGCCAAGATTGCCCGAATTGGCTCAATACCTCATTTGCCTTCTGTAAGACACTAATCCCCCAACCTTCATTCTGAAGCCTCACTTCGGGCTCAGCATATACCCCATCAAACCGTTGTACTCTACTAGAATGTACTGTAGATCCAGACCTAACGATCCCTCGATGAATACGGTACTGAGCCGGCTTTTCGAACTCGGCCCGTAATGGATCGTCATACACAGCGGATGGTTGTGCAAACCTACGATCAAAAACATTGATCCAGTCTAGTGATCCGACACTTGAAACAGGTGCGCTCGGGTCACCATCGATACCATACACCAGG